TAATGTAAATCAATACGATAGAAGAGATAGGCAACACAATATCTCTGCATACTGTGTTCCTGTAACAGTTCCTAAAACTACACAGTTTTGGGATTAAATAAAACTACAACTAATGGAGGTAATAAGATTTATAAACTATGATAAAATTTATACTTGTAATTATTTTAAACACAACCCCACAATATATTCAAGTATTTCATGACAGAGAACAATGTTCTATGACTGCAAATTTAATAAATAAAACTGAAAATGTACAAAGCTATTGTGTCCCTGCTGGAACTAATATAATAGCAAAAGTACCTGAACAAGAAATAACAGGATAATTTTATGGCTACCAAAAAGACCAAGAAAAAATCTACCGTTAACAAAGCTGGTAATTATACTAAACCTACGATGAGAAAGAATTTGTTTAATAAAATTAAAGCAGGTTCCAAAGGAGGTAAGCCTGGACAATGGAGCGCACGTAAGGCTCAGATGTTGGCTAAACAGTATAAAGCTAAAGGTGGTGGATACAAGTAATGGCACTTAAAAAATCTCAAAAGTCTTTAAAGAAATGGACTAAACAGAAGTGGAGAACTCCTAGTGGTAAAAAGTCTTCAGAAACTGGAGAAGTCTATGCACCTTCTAAAACTATTAAGAAGTTAAAGTCTACTGCGTCAGGGCGTAAAAAACTTGCAGCAGCTAACAAAAAGAAACGTGAAGCAACTGCAAAAGGGAAACAACATGCAAAGCATGGCTTGCATAAGGGGAAGAAACGATGAGAGAAGATTATAAAAAAGGAGGGAAGTCTAAGAGAGATCCTAGATTAAAGAGAGCAGGAGTATCTGGTTTTAATAAACCTAAACGTACTCCTAGTCACCCAAAGAAATCTCACATTGTTGTTGCCAAAGAAGGTGACAAGATTAAAACAATTCGTTTTGGACAGAAAGGAGCTAAGACAGCAGGGAAACCTAAAGCTGGAGAGTCTGCTCGTATGAAAGCCAAGCGTAAAAGTTTTAAAGCAAGACATGCTAGGAATATTAAACGAGGTAAAATGAGTGCAGCTTATTGGGCTGATAAGGTCAAGTGGTAACAATTATTATTTAATAAATTAAAACACGTTCATCCTTTACAGGACGGAAGTAGGCACATAATGCTGAAGGAACGCATTGATGAAGTTTATCAATCTAACTGGAGGTATAATATGACTGAGTACTATAGAGGTTTTAAAATAAAAAATGAATCTGAGAAAGTTACTAAAATGAAATCTGGAATTTATCGTGGAGTAAAATGGTATGAAGCAAGCTCAACAAATAATACTGACCAAGAAACAGTTGAAGGAGTTAATTAAGCAACAGAAAGATAAAAGGAATAGTCAATGATGGGAGTAGAAGATTTTTTTGGAGGCCCTGAAATGCCTGAAACAAGTGTACTAAAAACAAATGCAGATGTTGTGTCTCATGTAGCAGAAGCTATAGCAGGTACAACAGATATAGAATTATCTAAAGCTTTGTTTGATATACTTAACAATCATTCTGATGTTGTATTAGAAACAAGTCAGAAGATAATGTGCAAACATAAAATGCATTTGCAATCTATCAAATGATAGAACCAGCATCATCATCTATGCCTGTAGGTACGTGGGCTAAACACAATACAGTTGAAGTTGTTCGCCATAATAAACTTCATGGTGAAGAACAAAGACTGCAAACTGTGTTTAGAACTGTATACTATGAGTTCGCAGATGGTAGGGTACAATTAAAAAATTATACTTCTCAAAATTCTACAATATCTTTACTAGCTTAAAGAGCTTGTAATTCTTTTTCTAAATATTCATGGAGGGTTGCTAGTTTGACTAGTCCCTCCTTGATTATTTTATTTATAAGGACTTGCTCTTCTTCTTCTTTAAATATTTTAGATATTTCTGTTTCAGGAATACCACTAAGCTCTGTTACTAAGTTACCTTTAGTATCTAAAAGGATTTTAAACGAAAGTATATTTCCTTCTTTCATTGTGCAATCTCCACAAAATTAACTGCTTCTACACTACCTCTTAATCCCGCCTTCATGTATGACGTTGCTCTACCTTCAAAGAAGTTCTGATGTTCTACTCCTAGTACATCGTCTAGCCAACTCAAAGGATTGTCTTTAACATTGTAGTTAGGCTTGAGTCCAAGTTGTAGTAATCTTCTGTCAGCTATGTATCTTATATACTGACTCATTTCTTTTTGTGTTAAGCCTTCGATATCTCCCATCTTAAATACAAGATTAAGAAACCTATCTTCTAAATCTACCATCTCTCTACATGCTTGATAAATTTGTTTTTTAAAATCATCTGTCCACAATTCTATGTTTTCTTGCATGTATTCTCTAAACAACTGAGTCATAGCTTCTACATGTAACGATTCATCTCTTATGCTATAGGTTATTATCTGTCCCATGCCTTTCATCTTTCCAAACCTTGGGAAGTTTAATAATATTATAAAGCTGCTAAATAGTTGCAATCCTTCAGTGAATGCTGAGTACACAGCTAAAGCTTTTGCTATGCTTTGTTTGTCCCTGTTAGAAACTTTTATACTATTGACATACTCATGCTTATCTGCCATCGCTGAATATTCTGCAAAGGCTTTGTATTCTAATTCAGGCATACCTACTGTATCCAATAACAAACTGTAGGCGTGTTGGTGTATAGACTCCATGTTGTTAAACGCGCCCATCATCATACGCGCTTCAGGCTTTTTAAAGATACGCATATACCTATCTACATAACCAGCACTAACATCTACATCTGATTGAGTAAACAATCTAAATATTTGTGTTAATAGATTCTTTTCTTTATCGTTAAGGTGTTGCCAATCTTGTACATCGTTATGTAATGGTACGTCTTCAGGGAACCAATGCATTTGATTTTGCTGTACATAATAATCAAACATCCACGGATGATCGAATGGTTTATAGTAATCTCTCGTACTTGTTAAACTCATTAAAACATTCCTTGTATTGTATTTAGTTTTTCTTGTGCTGTAGATAATGCTGCAACAAGATCATCTATGTCTTGTACTATATCTGGATGCTCTGCTACTGCTACTGCATTATCTAAATAGTTTTTAAGATTAACTTGTATTATTTCAATGTCTGCTTCGTATTTCATTTCTAAAGCTTTTAAATATGGACTCATTCTAAATTCTCCTCATATTTTTCATGTAACCAATCGTTGTATTTTTCACAGTAGATAGGGAAAGACATTCGCTCAGATAAAATAGTATTATTCTCATCACAATAATCTAACCACATTCTAACGCAAAAACTGTGGAACTCACTATTCACCTTCCTTAACCATTGACGCTTTTAAAGTGTAGTAAGAAGTAAAATTAATATCATAAGGACTAAGATTATTGAAAGGTGTTTCCCAATCTAAATCTGATTGCATTAATTCATCATAAGAAATAAATTGTTTTGTTTCACTTACATAGTACTGTGCATCTTGAACACTCATAACATTCCTCCTAGTTTATTATTGATTTCCCACAAAAGATAAATAACTATTCCTAAACCTATAGCCAGTATTGTATGATACCACACCCATCTAACTTTGTATATTCTTAGTTCTAGTCTTCTCTCATCATCAACTATTCGATGATACTCCAACATGTCTTTTAATTTAGATTCAAATATTTTATCTTTCATATTTTACCACTTATTAATTATGTTAGCTATAATAAAAAAACAAGTTACAAAATTAACTATAACAATAATTGTTCTTAGAATTGCTATAGCATTATCATGTTCCATCGTTTTATCATCGCTAAAACTTCCTATAGTATACTTCCATACTGTCCACCAATTCTTACCCTTCACAACTTAGACACTCCATGTCTTCTAAATTTATCTTAGGTATTTTAATATTAACATTCTCTGCTACTCTAGCTGCATCAGATCTTAGATAGTACAAAGACTTTAACTTATTAGCACCAGCCCAATGAACAGAATTAACGTACTCAAGATAAGAGTCATGAACGTCTTGGGGTTCTGTAGCTTTTGGAAAAGAAAAGAAGAGGTTGATGCTTTGACTTTGACAGATGTATTCTTGTCTTTGATGGGCATGTTCTATTATCCATAGTTGATTAAGTTCAGGTGCGGTTCTAAATATTTCTTTTTCTTCTTCAGATAGTTCGTCAAGATGTTGAACAGAGCCTTCATGAGCCGCAATATCTTTCCAAGTTTCTTCATTGTTTAATCCTTTCTTTTTGAGAAGAGCTTCAAGATATTTGTTTTTAACTTTGTAACTACCTGTGAGAGTTTTGTGAGTAAATATGTTGGCCCTTTGAGGCTCCACACTAGGACTAGTTCCACCACATATAATACTACTGCTAGCATTAGGAGCGATAGCAAGGAGATGACTATTCCTCCTACCACTCCCAACCATATCAGGAGCTTCCCCACGTTCTTCAGCCAAGCGATTACTAGCTGCAATACTTCTTTCTTTGATGTGGGAGAATGCTCTATGGTTAAAACTTGTGGCGTACATACTCTCAAAGAATATTCCATTGCGTTGTAAGTGAGAGCAAAAGCCCATCGCCCCAAGGCCAATTGCACGTTCTCGATATGCTGAATAAGCGGCCTTTGTAAAACCTTTGTTATCTTCTTTAACATAATTTTTAAACCTCTCGTAGTTTGCAGTATATTTTCCTAGACTTTTTGTGTCTACTGCGTGTTCTATAAAATGTTCTAAAACATTATCTAACATTGTAATCATGTCATCTATAAAAACATCTGAGTATTTCCACTCATCAAAATATTCTAAATTGACTGAGCTTAGGCAACACACAGCGGTACGTTCTTCATTGGTAGGTAAAGTTATTTCAGAACAAAGATTACTTTGTGTTACTTCTAAACCTAAATCTTTTTGTTCTTGAGGTAGTGCTTCGTTACAGCGATCAATATTAACAATATAAGGTTCACCTGTTTCTGCTCTGGTGTGTATGATCTGCCACCAGATATCTCTAGCAGGTACGATTTTAACTGCTTCATTTGATTTAGGATCTATAAGTCTCCACTCTGTATTGTCTTGAACAGCTTTTAAAAACTTATCATTAACAGTTACAGCGTTGTGTAAGTTTAAACACTTACGATTTAAATCTCCTCCTGTTGTTTTACGCATGTTAATAAATTCTTCTATCTCAGGATGAGACACATCCATGTAAGCAGCGTATGATCCTCTTCTTGTAACGCCTTGATTAAAGGCAAGCATCTGACTGTCTACGACATGCATGAAAGGGATAGAACCAGTAGACTTACTGCCGTTAGAAGTGCTAACACCGTTACTGCGAACACTAGACCAGCACCCACCAATACCTCCACCTCCAGATGCAAGCCATATGTTCTCATCATAATGATCAGATAGACCGCTCCTTGAATCAGGAACACTATTAAGAAAGCAGCTAATAGGGAGGCCACGGCTAGTTCCTGCGTTACTAAGAATAGGAGTGCTAAACCCAAACCAATGATCACTTGCGTAGTTATAAAGTCTTTGTGCAAGATCGAAATCAGTAGTTCCTTTATAAGTAGCGCAATATGTAGCGGCCCTTGCAAAAGCTTCTTGAGCATATTCTTCATCTCCCCAAAAATATCTATCCTTTAAAGTATCTTTAGAAAAAGTATCTAATTTCTTTTCTTTGTCATAATTAATTTTAATACCTAAATAAAACTGTTCACCTTCTTTTTTCATAGTGTCTGTTACCATTTTCTCCTTCCCTCTTTCTTCGTTGTTTGTCCTTTCCCTTAGTTCGTTTATCAAACTTTTCTTTTCGTTCAGCCTTACGATCCCAAGACATCCTTGTTCTCCTTCATAAATGTTAAGAGTCTTTGCTCATACCAGTGAGCCTTTTGTAAATCTTCAACTGGCTTACCTTTGTATCTGAATCTCCATCGATACTTTAGACTGTTACCACGTAAGTAACCTACGTATTCTTCTGGAGATAGCATAGCTTCAATTGCATCAATACATTCTACTGATCCTGAGTTGTAGTGGCTAGGATTGTTTACATTATCTTTGATTTGTCTAGCAACATTTTTAATATGATCAGTCTGATGATTGTAAGGTTTATCAGTTTCAAATATATCTGTTTCCATTTTAGTATCTAAGGCATTAATACTTTCTTGATCTGTTTCTCCATTCTCATTATAGTTATCAGGATCTTTCATAGCTTTAATCCTTCTTCGATTGTACGCATCCCATTCCTGTGGTGATACATTATCTATACTCATTCAAGTTCTCCAGTTTAAAACTCTTGCCATTCTAAAGGAAATGATTCAGCACTGAACCATCTAAAGTTGTGTGACTCTGCCCATTCTGCGTGTGATCTTTTCGTACCGTCTTTCCTCCTTTTAGATCCCGGCATTGGAGCAGATGGATTAAGAAAAATAAAAACTAACTCAACACCTTTAGGTAGCATCTTAGCGGCCCAAACATATTTGTTATGTTCTTGGAAATCCCAGAACCTGCCTTTAGCTTCTACGATAATTAATTTATTACCTACTTGTTTAAAGAAGTCAGGGTGGTAAGTATGTTCTATGATGTAAGGGTATTGTTTGCCATGATGTTGCCATCCTTTAAGGACAGTTTCATGTAGTTCTTTTTCCCATTTAGAATCGTAACCTTCTGGTTTATCTTTTTCTACAGGACGTTTGACTCTAGGTTTTCTAGCTGCCACTAAAACACATGCCTATTAGAAGCGTCTTGTTGTTGTTCCATAGCAGCAAACTCTAGATCCTGTAAGGTTACTGACTCTATATCTATATCAGGATTATGTTTGTACATTTTCTTTAACTCCTTTCGTATCCATCTAGGAGTAAAAGGAACACATCGTACACCGTAGCTAAGTGTAGTGTGAATGTCTCGATCAGGCATGAACTTCATTATGTTCTTGGTGTTTACCTGTTTCATTTCTTCATCACTAACTAATGTAGCTAACCATTCTACCAGAAGTTTCTCTGTTTGTCTACTTATTTTTTTAAATGCTTGTGTTCTACTCATACTGATCTTAGTGATACCTCCTCTACTTTTGGTTCAGCTACTACTCTTGTAAAGTATTTCAAACCATTAGAATATTTGAATACTCTCAACCCTTGACCGTTGTTAGCATCTGACCAGCACTTGTTTTTATGAGCGCAATAGACACAGCCAACAGCTAGTTTCAAGTTACCTTTGACTCCTTCTGCTATAGGAACATAGCACCTATCAGGTGGAGTGTCTGTCTCTAGGTGTTCTTTAATGTGCTTGATCCTAGACTTAACATTAGGTTTTTCTAGATCTCCGGGCCTGAACAATGATAGTTCTCCTGATTCTTTATTTAAAGCAAGAAACCCTCCATTGTTTGTACCTTCTGCTTCTTCGTACCCTGCAAGCTGAGACATGTAACCAAATGGATCATCTTGTGGTAGCGTACCTTCTTTGAATTTCTTAAAGGCAAATCCTGATGTAGTTTTAATATCAACTACCTCACCATCTATAACGCAATCCATATGACCTACGATACCATCAACCTCTACTTCTTTTTGTTCACCAGTAACCTCATGACCTGCGAGTTTAGCCAGTAGTAAAACTACTTCCTCTAGCATGTGTCCATAAAGAAACTTAATGAATACTTGTGGATGAGATCTATTGAAGACAGGTAGATCTTCTTTTACATCATACCACAATTGCCTCATAGGACGGCCTATGTTGCTCATACGCAGCCCTTTAGCTTCCTTGTAGGGGGTAGACCAGTGCCTTAGAACGTCCTTCATACGCTCTCCAAAGTCCTCTATGGCCTCGTCTGATATGTCTAAGTCTTTTTGTTCACAAAGACAAGACAAGGTTTCATAAATGTCTTCTACTAAAGTGTCTAATGTTTTCATTTTTTATGATCCACAAATCTGCATTTTCTAGTATCGGAATTGTAGTGCAAGTACTGCACACCTAATTTCTTTTGAGTCATTGTCTTAGCAGATAGCCTTCCATCTTTATAAGACTTAACATCAATTAAAATAATTTCACCGTTAGGTTTCATGGCAACAATATCTACAGGCCCTGTGCAACCTGAGTTCTTAAAGACATGATAGCCCTTATCCCATAACCAAGTTATTGCATAGTGTTCTGCCATGTCTCCAACTCTGTTAGGCTCATGTTTAGGTTTCATACTAGCTCCTCTATAGGTTTTAAATTAGATATACTTAAATTAAAACAATCTGTTTTAACTGTCCAGTTATTAGAAGGATCTATGTCTCCTCTTTTTAAGAAGGTCGCCTTATTAAAATAATCTTCTTTAGTAAGGAATCCTAGAATCCATCCTTTAGACATATCTTTTAATACTCTAGTGAAAATATACACATCACATTTTTGCTTTGTATTTAGATTAGCTATAGAACACTCGTAATGAGGTTTAGGTTCAGAGGATACCTTTTTTGTTTTGACATCTATCTTAATATTTTTATACACCATATCATAATCATACGTGTTAGACAAGTCAGTGCCTAAAAAATTAGCTGTTATTAATTCTCCCAAAAATCCATAGACATTTCCTCTTCCTTTTGTTATAGAATTATTTAATGTTCCTAAATTAGAAGATAAAGATTTAGCTCTACACACATCTTCATGTTTTATGTTAATGAGTTTCTGACCAGTTTCGTCCAACATTATATTCTCCATCAAGAGGACATTTTAATTTAAACAAAGCACCTGCGTCTATGATAGCCTGTACTCCACGCTTTCCTACTTCTTCAGCATGATCTTCTCGCGCCTCTACCTGCCACTCATCGTGGACGTTAGCAACGAATCGTGCATCCAAGTCCCTTATATACCATGCAAACAGGGTCAACGCTTTCTTCATTACAATAGCTCCTGCTCCCTGCAATAAAGTATTTAAAGCAGAATGTTCAGACCTCACAAATAATTTCCTACCATCTAATCCTTTTAAGTATCCTCTGTCTGCTGCTCTTGCAACTTTATTTTTAAGAGATCTAAATGATGGGAGATTATCAAGGAAATGTTCTCTAGTTCTTTTTGCATCTGCTGCGCTTCCTCCAAGAATTGTTGAGAGCTTGAGGTCGCCAGCCCCATAGCAAAGTGCGTAGATGAAAGTCTTCGCCTGATTTCTTGATTCAAGTCGTGCAAGTTTTTGATTAGCGGTGTGTATGTCTCCGTTAATGATTTCATTTGTGTACTCCTCATCGTTCATGAAGTGAGCAAGCATACGAAGCTCTAAGCCAGAAGCATCTATACCTACTAGTTTATATCCATCAGGTACAGTCCAACAAGCTCTGCACTGTTTACCATAGGGAGAAGAAGCGTTAGGAACTTGTGCCATGTTAGGGTCACGATGAGTCATCCTTCCTGTTACTGCACCGTTAGGAATAACAAAGCCGTGTACCCTGTCATCTTCCTCTACTGCCTTGAGCCAAGAGTCTATCTGAGATATTCTCTTCTGGTGTAGTAGATAATTGTTTATGAGATCTGCTTCAGGTATATTCTTTACCTGCGCTAGAGTCTTTTCATTTACGATTGGTCTACCGTTAACAGTAAATTCAGTTGGCTTCCATCCAAACTCTTGAAGATACTCTCCTATCTGCACTCTTGAGTTTAAATTAAAATCAATAGTGGTCAGCCTAGATACAGGAGGACACTTGGCTAGGCATCCTCCTGCTAGATTTAGATTGTTCCTTAACAGATTGTGTTCTGATTCAGTTAGTCTAGCACCTTCTCCACTACCTACAAAGTTCTTGTCAGCAGTCTTACTAACCTTACCAGCTTTAGTTAATCTAGGATACAAAGCTAATTCATCTATCTTAGGCTTGAAGACAGACTTAACCTTCATCTCTACCTTTCTTGCATTAGATCGTAGCTTACCCATAAGGATCTCTGCTTCTCTTACATCAAACAAGAAGCCGTGTTTCTCCTGATCCTTTAAGATCTTAGCTACACTATGCTCTAGTTCAAGTGAGTCTTTAGAGAATCCTTTGGACTCCTCTCGTAAAGCATAGTAAATCTTTTCATTTAACTCGACATCTCTAATACAGTACTCAAGCATCTCTTTAGAATATCTAGAGAACTCCTCGAATCCTATTTTATCTAAGCCAAGTTTAGTACCCCATATGCCTAAGCCATGACCGCCTTCTCTAGAGGGATTGAATAGTCTAGATAATACAAGAGTATCTATAATCTCCTTACCTTCTGCCAGATCAGCGCGGTTACACAGCTCCTCTACTACAGGGATATCAAACCCAATTATGTTATGACCTATGAGGTGAGTAGCTTTCTCTAAAAGTTGAACACCTTCTTCGATCTGATCTGGCCCATAAGTGTATAACTGTTTTGAGTCCATGTCCTTAGCAACTATACACCATATCTTAGTTGCTTTTAGATCATCAGTCTCTATGTCAAATAGTAGTTTCATTTATTCAAATCCAAGGTTAATGTCTATGTCCTCTTCAGCAGAATTAGAAAGCTCGTCACCTGCTAACTCAGATAATCTACCTGTCTCGTTATCGTACAAAAGATAAGTAGCTATCCCAACATCACCAGTGTATCTAGATTTAAGTATCCTTACTCTGGTAGTGCTTGCTTCTATAGGATCATCTGACTGTTGGTTCCTCTCTAGTGACAGGATAGCATCAGATATCTGAGCGATAGACTGACTGCCTCTGATGTGACTCACGCTTGTCTCTACGCCATTTTCATGGCCCCTGTTACCGTCTATACGTCTTAGGTGAGAAACAAGTATCAGGCCCACTCCTGTCTCTTCTACGAGGGATCTGAGTCGAGTCATGATAGAATCAATAGCCCTTCTCTCATCACCCTCTACAGTAGAAGACACCATCATATGCAAGTGATCTAGAACAACCCATCTACAGTTACATCCCACAATCATGAATCGTAACTTACTAAAGATAGCATCTATATCGTTAGCTCCAAAGTGAGCATGTATCCACACCCTGTCTTTGTTGCTGCCTGTAAATACTTTCTTGAAGTAATTAGTTAACTCCTCTTCAGAGTATTGATTCCTGATACGATCAATATGTAACTTAGCATCAGCTTCAATAGATATGATCCCATCCATTGTTCGTTCTTCTGATTCTTCTAGAGCTATGATACCTACATTGTCTTTGGTTTGGTTTATGATCCAGTGTTCTAGTTCTCTAGTCACTGAAGATTTACCTAAACCAGTACCGCCTGTAAGTAAAACAAGTTCGCCTTGTCTTAATCCTTCTAGCTTTTTATTTAATCCTTCCCAAGGATAGGGAATAGATTCTTTCTTCTCTCGCTTTAAGAATTTAGATAAGTTCTCTGAGGCGTTGACTACTCCGCTAGGGGTGTAGGTCTTTGCATCCCACCAGTACTTAACGAAACCTGCTTGTTGGTGTTTGAGTAGTACATCATTAGCATCCTTAAACCCTTCAGGTAAAGACATAATCTTAGCCTTGCTTGGTTTAAGTACTCTAGCTACTCTCTTGGCTGCTTCGCGTCCAGCTTTATCAGCATCAAAACAGATTATCACATTATCAAATGATTCTAGAAACTCTAGTGAAGTTTTGACATCTCGTTCTGCTGATTGTGCACCACTGCGAATAGAAACAACAGGCCATTTAGATCCAAGCATTTCATAAGCAGCCATCGCATCGCACTCTCCCTCTACTAGGGTGATGTACTTGCCACCACTTTTGAATAGCTGTTCTCCAAATAGTCCTGCTTCTCTGATGTTACCTTTTGAATAAAAGGATTTAGTGTTAGTCAGTCTGGATTTGTATCCAACTAATTCTTGGTCAGCAAAGTAAGGATAGAAGTGTTTATTTATCTTACCATCTGCACCACGTACAGCTCTTACACCATACTTAGTAGCTGTTGCCTTGCTGATTCCTCTGTCATCTAAGCTTGTAAATTCTCCTTCTTGTTCAAAATTAATTGGTTCATTGGTTTGATTGTTATCGATAAGACTCATAGGCTCCGCCATTTTAGAATCGTTATCCATTCTACTGTACTCCTGTTCACTAAAAAATGTGCCGCAAGAAAAGCAGTAAGCCCTTCCGCTGTCATCAACGCAAAGGGCATCACTACTAGGGCAACTTGGGCATGGAAGATGAAGCTTTACGAAAGCCATCTGTTTACCTCCTACATTTAGTTGCTTTCTGGTTCAGGTATCTTAGCCTCCTCATCTAAGTTCGCCTTGATTATTGAATTGTATTGCGATTGAGCAGCACGTAAATGTCCCATCTCAATCTCTGCTTGACGAAGAGCATTCTGTTGTAACTGAGCCAACATCATGAAAGCTTGTTGAGCTTCTGGGTTGAGCTTGGATACATCATAGTCCACATCTTCATTACGATACACCGCTGTTGGTGCTTGCGCTTCTGCGGCTTCTTCTGCTTCTGCCATCTTAAAATGCTACCTCCTCTTGTGGTATGGTTGACGAAGACGATTCCTGTCTTTCCACTAAATCAACGATCTGTACTGCTTGAAGTAAAGGTCGTATTATTTTAGTTTGTTTACCGTAGCTGTACTCTGACCACTGTACATTGACGGTAGATCCATTGCCTATCAGTACATCGACAGGGTTCTTATCTAAATCAACTACTCTAGGCGGTGGACGATTATCTCCTCCTTTATTCTTAGCCCATGTAGCAAATTTAATTACTGGATCTGGAGTGAAGTTCTTTGTCCCTGCTTCAAACAAAAAGAAATTACTTATCCCTATGTCTTTGAAGGACGCGAACACATCATCTGACACCGCTAGGTTTAACTCGTAGAAGTAGTCAGTCTGATTGTAGTTAGGGTTAGGTACTTTCAAGTGTGCAAAGTAACACTGACCTGTAACTATCGAGGCTGGTCTATCCATATACTTAGTCTCCTGTTTTTAATTTATCTATATTATACCATGTTAGGAAGGGAATGTAAATATCTGAATAGAAATTTAAATCAATTCCTTCTGATGGAGTTACCTTGTAGTCACCATTGTCTTGACGCTTAACAGATTCAATAGCCATCTTATCTTCGTACATCATCTTAATGAACTTAGAAGATGAAAAGGAATTATATTGATTCTCAGTCATGGTGTAGAATTTAGCTATCATGTTTAACCTCCTGCAAGTTCAGAACAAAAGTCACTATGTAACTGACCAAAATTATCTAGCCTCCAGCAATCTGTTTCCTTGCACTGTTGCTTTACGTAATGAAAGAATCTATCTTTGTAGCTTCCTTCAGGCGCGGTTGCTTGAATGCCATGCGACCATAGCAATGCATACCTTTCATCAAACTCTGAACCCCACTCAGCCATTGTATCTACTGCACTCATTTCAATCCCTCCCTACTATTTCAACAAATGATCCAAAGTGTTTCTCGAATGTGTCAAGAAGATGATCGTAATCACCAGCTTTCATTTCATCTGTAATTGCTTTTGCATCCCAATCAAGTTGCTTGGCAAAACTTTTTGCGTGTCCTAGTAGTGCAAATGCATTACCGTCTGCGCCTTCTATGTCTATTGTTCTCATATATTCACATCCTCATGTAAGAAAGTTAGTGAGGCAGTAACTGCCCCATCAGTGTGGTCTACATACAAAGACTTCACATCGTTATAAAGCTTTGTAATATTACGAATATACTGCTCCTCTTCTAGGTCTGTCTGGTGTATCTGAAAAGGTATCTTAATTAAAGCAAGTACCTCATCTTCTCTACCCTTCACACCATAGTCAGCAACTGCTTTTATTTCATACGAGTCCATTAAGAATCTCCTAGTAAAAGGTTTATATCTGGATCAAGACTTTTATCATGAAACAAACATAACTCATGCTCAATCTGAATTTCTTGACTTGTAGTCTCGTAAAACTTGAGAGTAATATATTTCGTATGACCTTCTGAGGAACTGTTCTTTTTAATCTCAATTCTTTTTATTTGATGGATGTTCCCGTGATCTACTGTAATAGTCTTCATATATTTTCCTTTTGATTAATTAAATAAGCAGTTTAATATCATGCTTAGGATAATATGTTATGCGGCTAACAACTCCTTAGATGCTGTACGAACAGACTCTTCTCTGTTAACCCTAGCAGAGATTATGTTGTTCTTAGCAGTCTTCCTTTGAATAGGCATGTGAGTACTCCAGTGAGTCATGGCATTGTAAGCAGCCCAATGCGTCTTGCCTAATGTTTTAACCTCTTGCCTGTACTGTCCCCATAAGTACATTAGATTCTGATTCCTAGAGACTTCAGAGTAGTTCTCTTTATCGTTAATCATATCCTGTACAGATACAGACATACTGGTAGTAAGAGGAACCTTACACTTAGCAGCAAGAGCAAAGACATTGAACGCTTCCCTGTCAGAGATATCATTCTTAGTCCAACGCTTCCATCGTTCACCTTCTGCACGATAATCCTCTAATGCTTTCTGTAACTTCCTTTGAGCGTGAGTGATATCAAAGCTAGGTGTATGCTTCGCCTTGTACATACTAAAGTTATCTACAAAAGCTTGGGTATTAGTACAAATAATTCTAATAGCACCTATCTGTAGCACAGTAGGCCATAGGCCATTGAAGGATGTTCTACCAGAGATTTGGAACTGGCTCTCATCTCCATTAGCTACTTCGATAGTGTATTCTGGTAACGTCATAGAGATATAACCTAATGCACCATCATGTGTAACATCAGACCTGACCTTAATTCCATTACAGTCCACACCTGAATTCTTTAACACGTTAGTCATACACCTATATAGATCAGAGTACTGACCTCCTTCAATACTGTAGGAATTCTGACCTACAATATTAACAGCAGCATCTCCTCCTACACGGTGTATTCCTTTCCTGTTTGGATCAGACACTATATTCCCATATCCATCTGGATAGTACACAGCTCTCTCTTCCATCTTTATGTCCACTATTTCTGGTGGATCTAAAAGATCTAGAGGGTGTCTTAGTACAAGTCCATTTGGTGTTGAACGATATTCATTAAGATCTACTACATGTGTATCCATTTTAAGTTTCCTTTTTAGAATAAATAAATAATTAAATATCTTTTATTTTAAATAAATTACGAATTAAGGGTAGCATAGAATTGTTACAATAATATGACACCCCTTAAATTTATTTGTAAAAGATGTGATTGTTTATAATAACAGTGGGTGTTAACTCAGCAGACCAGTATGGTTTATCAATATAGTTTGCATGATACCATAAAGATCCTTCAGTTATATCCATGTCATCATAATTCAACAGACGGAAGGCTAGTATATGACTAGACAACCATGTCTCAGAGTCCGTAGGTATGTCATGCTTACCATCACAATACCAACTGAATTGACACCTGTGTTTTCTTTCACCTCCTTGATGCACTACTGCACATATTGTATTAGGAAACAGCTTGTGATTCCTACGGTTAATAGTAACCTGACCAACAGCGATACGTCCTGCTAATGGTTGATTACCTGCCTCGAAATAAATGTTCCTAGCTAAACAAAATACTTCTTCATCTTCATCAGATGCAAACGCTCCACATGTAGATAAAAGTAATATGAAAAATACTAGCAACATCAATAAGTTATAGCGGATATCTCTTTTCATTTGGTAGGTATCCTCATTCGCTTGTTAGGTTGTATAACAAGAAAGCCATAACAAGATGCACACAAGGGCCGTGTGTAACCATGTTTATAAACTACTGCTGGCTTGTTACAGTTAGGTTCTGAACATACTATCAACCGCTACCTCCTCATCATCGAACTCGTTAGGAATCTCCACTCCTAAGATCACATCCTCCTCATCGAACACGCCAATGTCCTCGATGCTATCCGTAGTAGACCTAGAGAAAGTCTCTACGTCATTGTTCAAAAAAGAATCCAAGTCGAACTCGTTGTCATTTGGATTAGTCATAGTATCTAACTCCTTGTGTTAGTTAGTTTGTTTTATTTAATTAACCTACTGCGATTAGTTTAGATTTAAACTTACTCGCCCTAGATCCATGCACAGTAATAGCAATGCTTTGTTTCTGTCCATTACACAAACCACACGCATCACACTGTAACCCTTCTGATTCACTAAGACATTCTATTTCACTATCGAACATCATATCCCCATCCATAGCTACTCTAAATGTCTTAGCTCCCATGCTTTGATACTTCAATGCTTGCTTTGGTGTATCTGCTGACACCATGCATAAGTTTAAGAATCTCTTGTCAAAATTCTTATGTCTTATTTGATGAACATATCCTGTGTGTCCTCGGCCCATGCTGGTAACTTTCTCTGCTACTTCGTAGGGCATAGCAGATGGATCACCATAAGCACCAAGTCTAACCGTACGTCCTAAGAAATGTATATTATCCGCAACATAATCTATTTGTGGGTATATCCCACGTTTGTATGCTTTGTATATTGCTAATGGTGCTTGTCCTATATTCACATAGCAAGCACCGCCTGAGTTATGCCTATGAGGACAATTCCCACAAATGCTAGAATCTTCTCCCTTCTTTGATGCTGACACTGGATCTATGTCTGATCTAATAATCCATGTCTGAATCATGGGGCCAGTTTTTCTATTGCTGGTAGACAACGTAGCTATCACAACTATTGGTTTACCATCTAGAATACTTGGCCCCTCGTACAAGATAAAGCCTTTAGGTTTAGGCTTTACTTTTATTTTAAATAGCTTACCGCTACTTAATCTTTTCATTACAATACCCCTCCTTGACCTGCTATTCGTACTTGATGTTCTAAAATATCAAACACTTCTTTACCTTCTCTTACTTCACAAAGACGATTAGTCAGAGGGAAAAATAAATGCAAGTCTCTTTTCTTTTTCAATTGTGCATACTTTAAATCAATTAAACTAGGTACAAAATGCACCTCATTTAAGTTGTATGCTATCCCTTCAAGCCTACAAATAACCATTACACTTCTCCACTTGGTCTTAATAGTCTATCAATCCTTCGCGCATTTTCCTCATGCAACTCACGACTAATAGATTCCCTTAGTCGTCTGTTAGATTCTTCTACTAACCTTTTAAGATCAGCTATAAAATCTTCTTGACTTCCATTCAACACTGGTACGTTAGGTTCTTGTGTCCTGAATAATATCCAGTGATCAGCAAAAACCTTCACATCTCTATCCATATTCATTTTCATTCTCCAAACAAATTAAATTAAATCCTTTTTGTGGTCACTCTTTTAATAGATTTACCCCACGTACTCTCCATTCTACTGTGATACCTGTTGGCTTTGTCAGCTTCTTTGTAGTTAAAGAGCTTGGCCCTAACTGAACCATCTCTGTACTCAACCTCAACCAAATAGTTAAACATCATAATTTTTACCTGCCTTTCTAATTGCTTTGTTACCTGCACGTTTAGCATTATAGCCTCGACGCTTGTTAGCGTTTCTTGGTCTACCATAAGACCCTGCTGCTTTTCTTCCAATCGCTTTTGATTCTTTATTCATTTTAAATCCTGTAGTTCTTCCATTCCTGCCACTCGTAATGAGCAAACATAAATGGTACTGGCATGAATATTATACTACTGAACATCAATAGTCCACCAATAGTCATATCAAACCAATCACCATACCCTGAGTTGATAGTATATATCATGTAGCCAGACCACGCCATCAAGGCTGCTAGTCCTTCCATGATTAAAAACAATAGCACTATCTTTATTAACTTGCAGATCATTTTACTTTTCTCCTTATGCGTTGAGTTCTTCTTCCATTACCTCACAGAAAGAATCTGAAAATTTGTTAACGTACTCAAAGCCATACTTCAATGTCAGCTTGAGTACATCATCCATAAACCTGTCGCGGTTTTCTTCACTACCATCAAAGATAGCATTAGACCACACATTACAGCAATCAATTAGATTCTGCATATTACTCCTTGTTTTATTTATACACTCAAACATAGAGGCAGTGGATCGCGTGTTAGCAGTAACCTAACACAACAACCCACAAACGAAGAATGCTCACTATGTACATAGATTTGTTATCTATTAAGCATTGCTTCCCTTATAGTTCTTAGGTGATCAATCCTAAGTCCTAATACCCCTATGTTTCAGGGTACAAATAAAACTAAAGAGCAGCCCCGCCTACGCCTCTTATGGCCGGAGTTAGCACCACACTTTCATTGTACGAATACACGCACTCATGCAATGTTACTGCTCAATAATTCTAAATTTTTAAATAGGCACTAATGAATTAGATTGTTTTTTTGTTTGGCTATTATGCCGCCATCGCTTCGATATCTGCCTTTAATCTCGCGACCATTTTTTCCTCTGCACTTGTCATAGTTTTGAGGTTGCCGTCATCATCTGCCTTAGTGATAGAAGATATCGCTCCCTTTAAAATCTTGAGAGCGATTTTTTCTTTCGCTTTTCCTACATTATCGAATTCATACCAGCGCGAATCTCCCTCTGGTATTGTCGCTTCGATTGAATCATCTGCTTTGTTCTTTTTAACTGTGAAACCAGAACCATCTTTTTGCTCTGTAAATACAACATTCGCGTGAAATTTGATGTATTCTTTTAACGTATTGCTACGTATTGAATGCATACTAACAGAGGCATTTACAAGACGAGCGATTCTAGAAGTATCTCCATTGCTAGAGTATCTCTCAATAGCTGCTCTTGTTAAATCTTCGATATCATCTCTTAAAGAAGATTCTCTCTTGATAGCTGATTTCAACTTGCTAGTAAATTGTTTGTCATTCATTTCCATTTTATTCTCCCATAGAATAATTAAATTGTTTTGAATTAGTACCTATTTAGAAATTTAGAATAAATTAAGAGAGTACAATCAAACTAAGAAATTATTTACACCTAATAAATTAGGATTAAAACAATTCAAACAGAGTTATTATTTTGTACTCTCTACAATTTAAATTTTTGTTAGATGATAACTTATAAGCTATCGATATCTAGCACCTAAACAGTTTAGGCTCCCTCTAATGCTCGCGCATGGGGCAATTGAAAAGAACAGAGCTAATTATTATTCAGCATTTACATAATCACTAAACATCGTGTTACAACTGACAAATCCCGCAAGATTTGCCCACACTACTTTTCGACCGCTTACAGCGTACGTGTTTCTTGTTACTGTCTTAATTAAATAAGTTAATCTCCCGCGAGAAAACAGATATAAACCCCTAGCAATATTAGGTGTTCTAGCTAGCCACACTATCGATTCGTAAGGGACGGGTTGCCGGATTAAGAATCCTACCTTATACATTACCCGCCTATTTTTCAGTCTAGAACCAACCGTCTAGAGTCCCTCTGAACCGCTCCTAATTTTGCCTGTTTATCGTGCTGTAGTAAGGAGATCACTTGTTGCACCATTCCCTTGGGAATAGACACACAATATCAAAACCAACGAAAAAATCCACTAATTTATTTTAATTAACTAATTCTGTTGGAATATTTATATAACAAATGAATATAAAAGAAGGTATTGACAATAGAAAAACACCAAAAAATCACCTAAAAAGTGACATTTTTAGAAAATCAAACAGGCGCGAGAAGGCATCTAGATTGCCCCAGATTGAACGATTTATTTTTGCGATGGGTATTACCTAAGATTAGAACGCGCCTCTGTGAGCAATACAGGCACTCTCAGGCATATGTAGTGGTTAGACCAATTTGGTCATACCAATTGTGTTTTTAAGCTTTGGCATGGTATTTGCAAGGGATGATAATGGTGGTGGGGTTATAAGCTTATAACTATTTGAAATATTTAGAATAGGATGAGCGTTAAGTTATAAGTATATAACTATTAGAAATATTAAAAATATTTGTCAAACTTTAGGCATAAGCTTATAACTATTGGGAATATTTAAAATATTTTAGATCGCGCCTAATATTAGACTTAGTCAAATATTTTAAATATTAAAAATATTGATGGCAGCATCATATTTGCTAATGGCATTTTAATATTTCCAAATAGAATAAGTTATAACTATTTAGAATAAGGGGTACGCAGGAGGCCAGCCCCCTCCCCTACGAGTAAAAGGCATTGAGAAATATTTTAAACTATTTTTCAATTGTCAATCTTAACAGGCTGGTGTTTAATGTGTACAATATATTGCGCTCACATTATTAATATTTAAAACCATGTAACTCACAACGTCCTTTTGTATCTACAACCCATTAAATATTAATACTGTATTAATATATTAATAGTTATTATACAGTTAAATCTTTACTTTGTCAAGTACAATGTGTAAATAAAGCTTGACAAAACCTAAAATCAACCCTATAATAGATAACAATTTAGTTTATGTGTATTGTAATAAGGATGTGTTAAGTGGCTCATATTTCAAATTATTTACCTAAAGGTATAAGACCACAAAGTAAAGAACGTGAACTAACTGAAAAGCAACAAAAGTTTCTGGATAACCTAATTGAAACAGGAGGTGATCCTAAACTAGCAGCGAAGCTTGCAGGATATGCTGAAGGCAGTCATCATCAAGTCATAAAAGCATTGCAACAAGAAGTGATTGAGCTGGCCTCTCGTATCCTAGCGGAGTCTGCACCAAAAGCTGCTATGAAGTTAGTGCAGGTAATGAACTCTGATGATGCTATACCACAGGTAAATACCAAGCTACAAGCCGCTCAAACCATCCTTGATAGGGTAGGTGTCTCTAAAACGGATAGGTTGGATGTAAATCACAACCTAGACGATAGTACAGGCAGCTTATTTATATTACCAGCTAAGGGAGATGTGATTGAAGGCACAATTGCTAATAGAATTTCCCAAGACTAAAGATAAGGTTAGGGGATCTATTCCCTATGGTTACAAGCTGGTAGATAATAAAGATAACGCTTTAGAGGTTATCCCTGAACATATTGAACTATTAGCAAAGATGATTAATGGTTTGATAGATAATACAGTCTCTTCACTAAGAGAAGCGAAAGAGATTATAGAATCTGAGTTAGAAGGTGTAACTATATCGCACCAGACCATACAAAAGTATGTCAAGCAGGAAAAGGTAGCTAGAGGTTTAGAAGATCCTAACAAACCTAAGAGGCAGTATAACTATCATAGCAAAGTTAAAGCTAAGATATCTGCTCAGAAGTCTTTAAAGGATAAAAAGAAAAAAGAAAAAGACTTAGAACGAAAGCTACAAACAGTTAAGAAAAGTATTCAACGTCAGAAGAATATTCAAAGTAAGTTAGATGAACCTTCTGATGAAAAGACTAAAGAAGGTAAAGTAGTTTCTTTAGATCAAATAGAAGAACATTTACCAGATCTAGTACAGGAAGAAGCGAAACAGTCTGTTATATTTTCCCCTAATGAAGGGCCGCAGACTGATTTCCTAGCCGCTCCAGAAACAGATGTACTGTACGGAGGAGCAGCAGGAGGTGGTAAATCCTATGCGATGTTAGTAGATCCGCTAAGGTATTGCCACAGACCAGCGCATAGAGCCTTGATACTAAGAAGATCTATGCCAGAGCTAAGAGAATTGATTGACAAGTCTAGGGAATTATATCCTAAAGCTTTTCCGGGTTCTAAGTTTAGAGAAGTAGAAAAGATATGGAATTTCCCTAGCGGTGCAAAGGTTGAATTTGGATTCCTAGAAAGGGATGCAGATGTGTACCGTTATCAGGGGCAAGCCTATTCTTGGATTGGGTTTGACGAGATCACCCACCTACCAACAGAATTTGGGTGGAACTATTTAGCATCTCGACTCAGGACTACTGATCCAGATATTGTCCCTTACCTACGTTGTACAGCTAACCCCGGAGGGGTAGGCGCACATTGGGTTAAGAAACGATATGTTGATCCTAACGAGCCTAATGAATCGTTTACAGGGGAAGATGGACTAAGCCGCAAGTTTATTCCTGCTAGATTACAAGACAATCCGTTTTTATCAAAGGATGGTCGATACGAGCAGATGTTAAAGGCTTTACCTGATGTACAACGTAGGCAGTTATTAGAAGGTAATTGGGAAATTACTGAAGGCGCAGCCTTTACGGAATTTGACGTAGGTGTTCATGTAATACCTCCTTTTCAGATTCCTATAGGTTGGGAACGAGTTAAAGGCATTGACTATGGCTATGCATCTGAATCAGCTTGTGTATGGTCTGCTATAGATCCTTCTGACGGAACTCTTATTGTATATCGAGAGTTGTATCAAAAGAATCTAACAGGATTAGATTTAGCACAGTTAATTACTGAAATGGAAATAGAAGATCCCTTTTCTGTTGGTGGAGTGCTTGATACAGCAGCTTGGAACAGAACAGGGACTACAGGCCCTACAGTAGGTGAAACGCTTGTAAGAGCAGGACATAAGCTACGAAGGGCAGATAAGAATAGGATTCAAGGAAAGATACAGATCCATGAATACTTGAAAGTGCAACAAAGCGGAAGGCCACGAATACAAATATTTAATACTTGTCCTAACCTGATACGTGAACTTCAAAGTATTCCATTGGATAGATCTAACCCTGAAGACGTAGACACTCACGCACAGGATCATGCTTATGATGCTTTGCGTTATTTAATTATGTCAAGACCTAAAGTTAATGATCCTTTAGCTCAAATGAGACATATGAGAATGGAACAAGCTTATACGCCAGTGGATGCAGAATTTGGCTATTGATAAAAAAATTGTTAAACAACGCTTAAAGTTGGAACAACAACGTAAAGAGCTTGAACAACAGTATAAACAAATTAAAAATTTAATGGGAGATTAATATGGCAAATCCAGTTGTAAGCATCAGAAAT